GCACGGTGGCTGCGTCCCGTTGTTCGACGGCGCTCCCGTTCATCCACGAATCCAGAGCCGCGCTGACTTGCTCGGCAAACTGGGCGATGGACGTTTTGATCTCGGCGGCGCGGTCGCCCTCTGCGTAGAGAGAGGAATAAATGGCGTCCTCGAGCGTCATGCACATATCCATGATCTCGAACACGACATCCTGGAACTCCTTGAGATTCAGGAGATCCGTAAACTCGGTTTTCTTCACGTCGCGCTTGAACAGCACCACGTGTGCGTCTGGGTTCGCCCCGCGATCCACGAGGTCGACCCGGTCCACGATCAGCTGACTTAGTTTCTTGGGCATCGTGTCAGACCTCGCTCCGAATGGCCGTTCCCTGGATGGAAAACATTGAGTACGTGCCATCCTTCACGGACTTCCAAACCTCGTCGCTCTCGACATGGAAACCGACCCACCAGCCCGTGGGCAGTGCATCCGGGGATAATCCCATTTTGGTGAGCTTGTCGGAAGTGACGAAGAAGGACTCAACCATGCGACCGACCGACGTTCCCTTGTGCATGACGCCGGTGGACCGGAAGTCGAGATTGAATAGGTAGGCGGCGGCTTCGAGCGTGTCCGGTTCGATGAGATCGTCATGCGAATCCACGACCACTTCGCCGCCTTGCCGAATTGAGACGTTGGCCCACCCGAACACGAGATGGTTGTCGTCGTCGAATTTCAGAATTGGCGTCGGTACCATGTCCCTCCTACTCGGGCAAGGCCGTTCTAGTTGTTGCCGAAATGCACTTCGATTGCAATACCTCGATTAGTAATTAAGAAAGTTACGCTTCGTTCGTCACTTCCAGGTCCTGCTCCTCCGGGAGACGGTCAACCGCGTCGCGGACCACCCGCGAGAGGAGATCCTCAAACCGATGACCCGCTTTCGTAAACCGCTTGGCGATATCCGTTTCGTCTGCGGGGAGTCCCGCGGACTGAAGCAACGAGCGGAGCAACAGCGGCGTGGCCAGGACGTACTCGCTCCCGGTGATGTTCCGAATGAAGTTGCCGAGTTCGTTCAGGTTCGGTGCGTCTACGTCGCCGTAGTCAAGCTTCGGAGGAAACTCTAGCGGCATCCCGTTGATCTCGAGGAGGCGGGGAATCGCGTACCGATTGAACACGTCCCGGATCATGTTCAGGTACCCGTACAGCGACATGACGAACGCACTGGTTTTGGTCTTACTGAGGGCGAAACTTCCGAATTTACCCGAGTGACCCAGTAGAATGAAGTCCGCGAGCACGGTCATGGCAATGCGCTGGTCGTAGCGGTTGATGATATCCGTCGTGTTCCCGGCTCGCGTCCCTCCCGCCGAAAGCAACTTCAGGTCCCATCCGAAGGGGAGCAACACCCCCTCTTGCTCGTCACGGCGAATCGAACGAATCAGGGTCTCGGCAACCGTTCGCTGCTCGGCCGCGCGGGGGTTGCTGGCATTCCACAAGTCCATTCCCTCGGGCGCGGTCAGCATGGGCAACCCGGCCATGTCCCGTTCAACGCCAATACCCTCGATCTCTTCGAACCGTTTCTTGAAGTACCACGAGCGATACGCGTTTCGGAGAATCGAATAGCCCTCGGGATTGCTCTTCCGAACCTTCGTACGAAACAGCAGGTACTTCTCGGCAGGAATGTACACATTCATTCCGGACGGGGTCTGCTGATGCACACCGAGCACCTGCCCCCCTTCTGGAGAAAATTCCCACTTAACCAAGGTTTCCTGGGCGCGTGGGGCCAAACTCCGCCAGCCGATCCGCCCGTCCGTAAACCGGCTGGAGGTAAGGGGGTCACGCGTGGGGCCGTTGCGTTTCTTGTAAACTAATTCAGAAACTTGATAACCGAACACCAGCATCGAGAGGATTTCGGTTATGGTCTCCGCCCAGGTTTCCGTCAGATCCTCCCGGCAACTATCCACGAATAGCGCAACTTCGGCTCCCGACGGCTCCCCCGGGACGACTTTCCACGTAACCTGGCGGATCATCTGCTCCACGGCAAAGATGAACGCCCCGACGATGGCGTCGTTCTCGGACATTTCACGGAAGATGCGTTTTCCCCGCGACCCCTGCAGTTGCTGGAGCAACTCCTCTCGGACCACGCCACCCGACTGTTGGAGGCCGGTACTACCGAGTTCTTTGGTTCCTCCCGCCACTGCGTTGGTCGGACGGGCTTTCCGCACACTCATGACGCTACCTCGCTCTTCCAGTAACTGGCGCCGCCCATGCCGGTGGGTAGCCCAATGATCCGTTTCTGCTCTAACGTACTGATGAGACCTTCCGTGGCGTCGGGCGCGTCGTCGTGGTCACCGGGGAAGTCGTCAAACTGCCCGAAGAACTCAGGGACCGTACGGAGGAGGTGTCGGGCAAACCGTACGGTCCCGTTGGCAATCACGGGCTGACGTTTCAAGATCCGTTGCATCTTGTTCTTCGTCTGATACACGACGGTCGTTCCGGGGTAGAGCTTGCGTTCGCGTGCGCGTCGGATCAACGTGGGCTCGATCAGATTCTTGAAGTTGTTCTCTTCGAGCGAAATCAAATCCACCGGATACGTTTCGTATCCGTCCAGCAGGAGGTCCACCTGCGTGTCCGGCATGGTCCGTGTCATCACAACGTGAAAGACGTCGAGGAATCCGTCTACGGTGCGCCCCCCGAATACGGCACACGCCCAGTCTTTCCGCCCCCGTTTAATTTCACCGGGGTGCTCACCTCCCGCCGGGTCCAGAAAAATCGCCGTTTCCAGGTACGTTCCAAACGTGGTCGGGGTGAAGTCGAAGAAGGTAAACTTATGCGAGTCGAACGGTTTGTCCTTGTCGTCCCTCGGGTCGTTCAGCATTTCCCGCGCAAATCCCAGGTCGCCCACCGTGGGGTCGTTGCGATACGCGTCCAACGCCGCGAGGGGCCACATCTCCGGCCACATCGGACTTCCGTCCGTTTTGGTGTTGCCCAACGGATACGGTTCCTCTTCGCGACGAGGAAGGTTGACGGCGCGGAACAGGAGTCCGTCCCACTCGGGTGACTTGACCAAACTGGCGATGAGGCAGTCGTGGTGGGGCATGTTCCCAATCACGTACACGTCCCAGGTCTCCCCGCCGAGACCGAGGAACGTGCCACCGAACCACCGCTTGTGGCGCTGTCGCGTAAGAAAGGACGGGGCGGTTTCGGGGGACTCCGGGTCGTCCACAATGCCGAGGTCCGGTCGGGTGGCGCCATGTTTCATGCCGCGCATGCGACTGCCCATGCCCTTGGCCAGGATGGTGGCCCCGCTGGCGAGGACGATCTGCGCGTCGGTCCACTTGATCATCTGGTTCTTGCTATCGCGGGCGGGTACGAGGTGGGGGAAGTCGGCGACTAGCTGGGTATTGTTTTCGAGCTCGTGAACGAGCGTCGCCAAGTTGGCTTCAGCTGTCGAGGACCCTTCCCCCACCAAGAGTACAAACTTCTTCGTTTGGTAGGCGAGCGCGTGGAGCGGGAGGGCGAGGGAGATGACGGTGGTTTTGCCGAACTTCCGTGGTTCAATCCGGGCGACGCGCTTCCCGTGGGTGCTGCGCGGGGCGTCGATGGTGGCGAACATCTCGAGGTGATGCGGACCGTAGTCTACGGTGAAATGGTGGCGGAGATACGTATCGCAGAACGTACGCAGGGAGGACCTGGCCCTGGACCGCTGCGACGCCGCCTCTACCGCCACCAACCCTTTGGCGAGTCCGTGGATCGCGTCGGACAGATCCACCCCGACCCTGGGGAACCCACGGAGGGGTGAGCCGGCGAGCAGGTCAGCTATGGTCGTCGCCATCCGTATCATACCGTCGAGACGGAGACTTTGCATCCACCATCACGCTCGACCAGTCCCGTTGGATCGCCCGGAGGATTGCGGGATCGGTCACGTGCGTGGTGACGACCAGGCCCATCTGTTCCATGACGCGGCGAAAGGTATCTAGGGTAATCGACCCCGAGGAGGTGATCTTATGAATCTTCTCGACCACGCGGGACACCCCCTCCACCAAGTCTTTGGCGTCGAACAAGGACAGGAGTTCGAGTTTCGGCGGCGGTGCCCCTTTCCCTTTGGCCTTCTGCGTCGCGACGGCCCACGTATGGAGTTCGGTGACAAACGTCTCGTAGCGGTTAATATAGTCAACGACCATGGCCCGCATCAGGTGCGCCTCGGGTTCCAGGTCGAGGACCTGCGCCCCAGACTCCGCCATCTGGTCCATGAGGTGCCGCAAGCGGGAATGGGTGATCCGGGAGTAGCGTCCCGACTTAATCGGGGTGAGCCCCCCGTGGAGATAGCAGCGTCCCTCGCCCACGTGTGGGGTGCGGTAGCCGGCGCGATGCGTGCAGTAGCGTCCGGGCCGTTTCCGGCATTGCGCGTTGCACTTAATGACGTCTGGACCGGCTTTGGACATTTTTCTTTCGCACCCCCGTTGATACCGTGAGCCGATTTGAGCTGGATAAGGTATGGCAGAGAACTGAATCGGTGACAACACGAATGAGAACGTAATTACGTAAGCAGGCCATGGAACTGGGTGAAATTGCCGCGTAATAGTGTGGTTCGCGGACGATTCGGGCCGAAACCCTAAGGGAATACCTTGAAAACGCGGTCAAAACCAATTCAACTCAAAACAGCCCGGGACGGTAGGGGGGTACCCGTGCTCTCTTTCTTAAAAAAAAATGTTACAAGAAGGATAGTAATGACTTTTGGAGAGGAATTCAACTCACAGGAGACGGTCCCTGGCCCCTCACCCCCCCCCTACCCCATCCCGGTGTTTTTTGAGGTGAATTCGTTTTGAGTGAATTTGGTACCTATTTACTGGGGCTTTTGCGAGAGTTGACGAAAATGAGGCTGACCACGCGGCAAATTCACGTATCACGGAGAGGTCGGTAGGGGACCCAGCTTGACTCCCTCCCCCCTCCCCCCGGAAAGGTAAGGGTATAGTCGGGGGTGGTGGGTAGCCCGCCGGGGCCGCCCGGGGGGGCGGAAAGATCTTTGAAAACCGAACAGCGCCCGCGCCGCGAACAGCGCGGACCCCCGCCTTCGGGTTACGGGTGGGCGGGGTTGCAAGTCTCCGGGGGAGCGGTGGGTTGCCTTGCGTCTCACCAAGGAGTCCAAGATGGCAAAGATCCTCGCCGACCTCCTGGCCACCGTCGAAGCTCTCCGAGCCGAGGTGTCCAGTCTCAAGACCTCCCCCCGTCGCGCCACGAGTGCCAAGGCTGGCACCCGCCGTGTGATAGGCAAGTACGAGAGGCACCCTCTCGGCTCGATGGCCTTCCAGAACGACGCACTCGACTGGAACGCCGCCACCGGGCACCTGACGGACAACCAGCTGTGCCTCTGGTGGAACGCCGAGTACGAAGACGTGGGCACCCGAGCGCTCACGGTCCCGATGGTCGGGTTCGTCCGGGCTGTCCACAACCAAGGTGTCCACGGCAAGTCGGACGTCGCCCCCACGGTCCCGGTTCCTGAGTTCAAATAGTCAACCCGGCGACCCACCGTTGCCCCGGGGACTTGCAAGGTAAGGTCCTCGGAAAGGAGTGTGTGTGGACCTAGTGTTCAAGGGAGGGACCCCCTGGGTTGCGTGTGGGAGTTGTGGTCTCCTCACTCGACTGGCAGAGGTCGTCCCTGCTCGGGAGGCCACCGGACGGAGGTACCCCCTCACGGTCCTGTGTCACCCTCCCCCTCCCCGAGTGGTCGGGGCGGCGAAGATCCCCAAGAGGATCTTCCTCCCGGAGGTCGTGAAGTTCGAAGGTGTCTGTGTCACCTGCTCTTTGGACCTCTCCATGGGGCGAGTGCCTCGCCTGCGACAGCAGGGAAGCCTCTCGCTTCAGGTCGTCGACAGAAGACCGAGGTTAGTGAAGAAGAGCTGACCCCCTCCCCGAGGGGGGGGGAGGCCGTCGGTGGTGGGTCGAAGGGAGGGGGGGTGACCCCCTTACTCCCTCCCCCAACCCCCTACCCCCAACCCCCCTCGAGAGGGAGGGAGGGAGGGAGGGAGGAGTGTGCGCGCCATACCGCACTTCGCATCGAAAGCGGACGGGGAATGGAAGTGGGTATCGCATCTCACGCATCGCACGCATCGCACGTCCAAACGCGCAGTCAGGTTGCGCATCGAGAAAACTCGCATACGGTATCGAATGGAGGAACGCATGGCCCAGATCGGCGATTCCGAATGGATCGCAGCAACCGAGCGTCTCGAAGCGACGTTGCAGTCCCTCACCGTCCGCATTGCCAACTGGCAATCGGGC